TGCACAGGTAGGTTTAGGACCTGTCTCTAATGGTGTGCATAGTAATTGTCCAGGTTTCATCTTTGGAAAATACCATTTAACATCTTGATATATATCGACTATATCGATTTCATGAAACTCGGGTCTAAATCCAGATATTGGATTAAAACAAAATGTTCTAAACCCTCTATCATTGAGACTGGTTAACGGAAGCACTTCCATTTCTGGTCCTTCTGGGTCTCCTACAATTGTACACCAATCCAATGGCATGGTAAGATCATATGGTCCAATCTTTAATACTGCTGCTGGGCCAGTGAAGCTTTCTAAAAAGATTAAAGGGATAAAAAAATAATCCGGATTTTTATTATCGCTATTATCTAATACGGAAAATCTCAAATCTTCATCTACCTCCTCGGGTAAATCATTTAGGAAGAATGTTTTGTTTTCTAGGGTTAGTATTTGCATTTTAATATTTTACTTTTTGTATTGTGAAGTCATATTTGGCTTCTTTATAAAACCGTTTTCGTTCAGTTAAATGTCGTTTAGCATATTTAGATGCTGCTGTTATATCCCAGATTTGGACGAAGTCCTTGTCGTCAGCTTTTCTAATACCTCGCCCAATGCTTTGTATAACTCTGACAAAGCTCTTTCCGGGCTCCAAAAGAACCAGATTAAAAATCCTAGGGATATTAATACCCACAGCGGCCACACCAAAAGTCGCCACAATAATCTTGTTATCAGCTGTCTTAATCTCATCATACTCTTCTTTCCTGTCTTTAGTTTTAACTTCACCCGATACAAATACCGCCTCTGGTATTTGTTCGATAATAAATTTACCCGAGTCAATTCTATTAACCAAGACCAAGGTGTTTCCTGATGTTGCAATATTGCGAATCATGTTGCTGATATAGGTCATCCTAGTACTATCAGTAACAAGATACTTTAATTCTTCTGCATAACTTCCAAACTCTTTCCACTCTGCTGTTTGTACAACATTTACATGGCAATTACTTAGTACACCTTTTTCCTGCAATTCATGTGCAGAGATATGATGAATAACATCACCTAAACTTGCTCGCAATGCTTGATATTCGTGTTCTGCTTTTGGAATAGTTCCAGTTAGTCCCCATCGAATGGGCGCATTTGATAAGTTATGAGTTAGCAATTTCTTCAATACATCAGCCTTAGCCATATGTACTTCGTCAACTATAACAGTACTAACCCCGTCGAGAAATTCAGCTAATGACAATAATTCATCATTGTCATGTGATTTCTTATCTAAGATATTTAAACTTTGCCAAGTACATATAGTGTGCGTTTTATTAAGATCTTTTCTATCTCCATAATATACACCTACATCAAGTTTACAATTAATAAAATCTTCTTCAGTTTGTTCTACTAAACTTTTATTAGGAACAATAGTTATTGTTCTGCCATACTTTTCACATATTTTTGATAGGGTAGCAGTGATAATAGTTTTACCTGCACCAGTAGCAACTTCTTGTAGACATTGCGGATTCTTTAAGAAATTATTAACAACATCACATTGATAATCACGCATACGGATAGGTTTTCCCTCCATAATGTGCCCTTTGGGCCAGCATAGATCTCCCCAAAACTCTTCAGTAATTTCTGGAAATTCTAATGGCGGGCTAGTTCTCTGATCGTCTACTTCAATATAATAGTTTTTACTTTCTAAATATTCTAACACAGGATTAAGCATACTAAGATATGTAGTTCCACCTAAACCAAAGAAACTGATACCGCCATCCCATCGGCCCAATTTATAACTAGGTCTAAAACGAGCAGTGGGATCTTCATATTTAAATTTTTTGACCAGCGCCTTACGTGTGTCAAGATCTAAATTTTCAATCTTAACATTCACTTCATCTTTAATGACAATTTTACAGGAGGCCAATCTTATTCACCTTTTTTGAGTTAATGTTAATAACATTATAGTGCCATTGTATTAAATTTCTAATAGAATGATGTATATTATAAAAATTAAAGTTCACAATAGAATTAAAATGAATTTTCTTTTCAACTATAGGTTTAGGAATTTTACCACTAACAAATACTGCTTTTGTGTCAGCATGGATAGGCGAGTTTAATTTATTTTCTTTAATAAACTCGTTAAATTTTTCACCAGTTTCTTTGGGCAATCTAAACATTACACTAATATTTTCACTAGCAACATTATTAGCTTTTAAAAAGTTTAATGAAATTTCTAATTTTTCTAATTCGGTTCCGCCGGGTATTACAAATAAAGTAGGCGTCATGTTTATTAAAATATCATTCAATGAATGTAGCGATTCTTCTTCTAGTTCAATTGATTCCATAGGATCAGTTTGTAAAAACTTTTTAGTAATATCACTAGCGGATTGCCATTCTGCTGTATTTGCTATACGTTCATCCCAAGTAAATATTCCTACTTTTCTTGCATAGCACAACGTTTCTATAACACCAAAACTAGTAGGTTGTTTAATAATGGGCGAAACATTTAAAAATTTTAAAGTATTTTCTTCAGATATTACCAGAGGTATATATCTATCTATATTATTTTTAATATCTATAATTTGAGTTTGATATTCTTTAAATTCTTCATCGACTATGAAATTATCTTCAACAGCTATTGTATTTAAAAAAGATAATGCTTGTTCAGTCAGTGCAAACTCCCAAACTTTTTCATTGGGTTCCCAAGTTGCATAATTAAAATTATTCTTTTCTTTTCTAATTTTGTTTACTATAGTTTCATTGAATGGAAATTTAACTTTAATCATTTTACCATATGTTTCATGAGCAACAATGCTTATACTTTTAGTATGGTTGATAGTTCTAAGTTGAGTTCTAAATTTAGGATTATCTAAAAATGATGTTACATCTCGACGTGATATTATATTTAATTTTGCTAATTGTTTTTTTAAAATCTTAACAGAAAGGGCTCCTTGTTTATCACTTAACCCTAATCCGTTACATATTTGATTTGAAAAACTTGATATCAATTTTGAATCATAAGAATTCATAGTCGAAATGTGCGGACTAGTAAACAATGCAAGAATTAGATCTTCAATATACATAATATTATTATAACATCAAACTAAAAGGAGAGCAAGTCTCCTTTTATTTTAAAGAACAATGTCTTCTAACCCGGCTGCTCGAAGCTTAATGATATTACTCAATTGCCATTGTTTAATATCTAAGCCTTTGACAATGCCCAGCCATTGATTACGCAGTAATGCAAACTCGTTGATAATCTTTTCCATATCGACTACATCTGCCTCGCCTTCTACATATTTTTCAACATCTCTACTGCTAAGAGCACGTTGATAATTTTCCAAATATTTCTTAAAAGTTTTGGAACGTAAGCGGCGCAGTTCGATGTTTAGATATTCTAAAATACCTTCAATTTCTTGAAGTTGATTAAATCGATGAGCAACAAGACCAGGCAAAGCAGCAGAGGATTTTTCCACGTTGCCGTGGATTTTGACCTCTGTCCTTGCTTCTTCTAATTCAAGGTAATAATAATCAATACAACCTGGCAAGTGAGCAATATCTTTGCTTACTTTGCTGTACCATTTCACAATTATTCCTCGTCTTCGTAATAATCATCTTCTGCATCAAGCTCATCAATTTCATTGAATTCATCAAGAATCAATTTGATAGCCGAGTCAAGATGCGGATCAAATCCCATCACTGACTCTAACACTTCAACGGATACATCCTGACCAACTAAAAAATCAACGTAATGATTTGCTGCGGTTTCACGATTCTTCTCAGGCATATAATCCTTAAAAGTATCCCATACACCAATAATTAAATCTTCTTCCATTTTATGCTTCCTCTGTTTCTACTGCCTCTGTAGGCATAATAATAGTATCATCCCATTCGGCCATGATCACAGTTAACCCATCTTTGTCATTACTGTTCCATGCTTTACGGAATTGTTTAATAATCTCACCATCTTTAGTTGTATAAACAAGGCTATTGCCTTCTTTCTTCAACTTGCCCTTGGCTTCAAACAAATCAACTAAACCACTAAATGGACTCATACCAGTTGTATAAGGAATTTCAACTTGCACACTTTCAAAAGGCTTAGCGTAACGAGTTTTCATTATCTTACATGCGGCACGAATACCATTAACTGTAGTAGTCTTATTACCATCTTCGTCAGTTTTAAGTTTGAGTTTCTTCATTGCAACAACAATACTAGATGCGTAAACAAACCCTTGTCCACCTGAAATCTTATCATCTGGATCAAACATGTCTTGACTTGCGTATGTGTGATTAGTAGCAACTAATCCTACATTCCATGAGCCGAACATATTTACACAATTTCGAACAAGACTAGTAAGTGCTTTAGGTTTACGGCCCATATCACCCTTCATCTCGCCTGCTTCAAATTGATTTACATCAGTAGGAGTTAACAACATACCTAAACTATCAATAACAAAAAGAATCTTTGGACGTGACTCTTCAGGCATCGTTTTATATTCTTTCATGAATTCAGAGATAGTTTTAGCCACATCGTCAATCATAGCCATATTAAGTTTTAACAACTTATCATCACTAGTATCAACACCTAAATCTTTAAGCCATTTTTCGTCAAGTGCATTTTCGCTATCAACTAGGATAACATAAATGCCTTGTTCTTGTGCATGGCGAATAATGTTGCCAGAGCAAATATAACTCTTTCCAGCGCCACTTTCACCTGCAAATACTGTAACTTTACCCAAAGGAACCCCTTTAAAAAAGTCCCCCGAGATAAGATAGTTAAGAGCGTAGTTACCGGTTGAGATCCAATCGGTAGGGTCGTTAAACCCAATTCCTAAACCATCAATACTTTTAGTGATTGATTTACGGAACTTCGATATATCGAAGGATTTTCCCATAATCTATCCCCTTAGTCTTTCTGACGATTGCGAATCATTGCAATGATATCGGCTGCTCTGCTAGATGCTTCACCACCAGTGCTTTCTGCTTTTGGAGCAGGTTGTGCAAAAGTAGGAATATCTTCTTCACTAATACCGGCTGCTGGTGCAGGTACTGACTTTGCAGGTGCTGCCGAAGTATCTGCATCACGACCACCAAATCCAGCTGGCTTAAAGTATTGACCCCAGCGTTCAGCATCATATGCTTCACCATCAACAGATGCTTCAAACATCTCCTTGATGACTTTTAGTTCAACATCATTGGGCTTCTTTGGCAAGAAGTCAACTAGATT